ACCAGAAGCACGTGATACCTCACCAGTTACTCTTTCACCAGGATTCCATACACCGTCATAGTTTTCAAGTTTAAGGATTCTAGGTCCGATCTGCCAACCTTCGTTAGTAGAAACATAACCTGTGGCAGATGCAAGTTCAAGTGAAGAACCTTGATAAACAAGTTCACCTTCTAAGAAACGAGATGTTTCAACGATAGCAGTTGCTTGACCACCAAATACTTCAGTTAAAAGAACCTGTCTACCTTCACCTTGTGTCAAGAATGTGATGTAAGAACCAGATTCAGCATCTAACTGTGTTAAAGAGATACGTAACTGGTCAGATTCAAGTGAATTTGCTTCACCAGCAATAGCATAGTATGTCTGGTTAGCAGATAGACTGACCAAACCAGCAGAACTTGGTTTTGGTAGAATACCAACTGTAGATCCAAGATCTTCTGCTCTTAATTGTATTTGTGCTCCGTTTGTTATACCGTGTGGGAAGTTAAACTGTAGATATCCTAAATCAACGTTAACAACGTAGTTAAATTCTGACTTAAGTGTAACTTCTGGTTCAGAACTGTAACCTGATCCTGGATCTTTAATAATGATCTCGGAAAGTCTGTTATTCTTAACTATTGCTTCAGCACTAGCATTAGAACCACCACCACCTTCGATTACAACAGCAGGAACTGAAGTATATCCAGAACCTGGATCAGTTATCTTAATTTGTGCTAGTAAAGCGGTATTAAACAGTTGAAGGTTTACAGGGAAAGTTATTTCAGGTTTTAGTGTATAGTCGTGAGAATAACCGAAACCAAATTCATTGTTCTTAAGTTTCTTAATCTTACCAATTGATTTACCTTGTAAGAATACAGATGCACCTGAACCTTCAGAAGGAATCACAACATCAAGAATACCACCAGAACCAGCAAGTAGAGGTCCTAAGATGCCAGGTATAGCGTCAATGTCAATAGATGCAGTAGTATATCCTTTACCAGCAGATGTTAGTTCAACAGCAGTGATAACACCAGTAAAGTCACCGTCATCAGTAACTGTGATATTACAAGTAGAACCTTCACCATCTCCACTGATAGGAACGTTGTAATAGATACCATTTACATATTCAGTACCACCATTGGTGATACGAACTTTTTCAATTTCCCTGTTAGATGCAATATCACTAACAATAGGAAGTTTTTGGTAGAATCCACCTGGATTTACCAGTTTAATGCTTGCAATTGGTCCAATTGCTTTTGAAGATGTTGTACTGTAAGAACTACGAGGTAAACCGAATTCATTGTTCCCCACAGCAGCAGAAGTTTTTTCTGGTTCATTTAATAATGCGAAATCGAATGTTTTTCCAGCGTTGCTGGTTCCTGTTACAGTGAATGTTCCTGCATAAGGAGATGGAATAACGTCAATGAATGATCCTTCACCAACAGGGGAGTTGGATGAAAGAGTTCTTGACGGATCAAAGTAGTATGAGATGTTAGTAACATCTTCATTAATAATAAACTTAACTAATGGAGTTGGTGAATCATCATCAGTAAAACCTGGTGTACCTTCTCTCAAGATGTTAATGAAAGGATATTCCAATTTAAACTGGTTATCCTTGGAGAATGACAAATAATAACCTAAGTTAGAAGAGTCATCAAGGTCAAAGATGTACTGATGACCTCTAACAAAGAGTAATTTAGGGTGTTTTGCAAATATATTGACATTAGATACTGAAGATCCACTACCAGAGAAGGTAGGATCTTGTACAGCAGTGCTTCTCAAATTAAATGTAAAGTCTCTTGAAGTAAATATCTCTTTAATAAAGAATGAACCGTTATATTCATTAGTAGAGAAGTTCTCAGTGAATATAATGTCATTAATTTCAAAATTATGTCTACTTGTAGCAGAACAATAAACAATATCTGTATTTGCAAGTGATCCTGTAGGTACAACGTCCTTATTAAGTGTTGCAGCAATGCTAATTTTCTTAACACCGAGCAATCCACCAAATGTTGCTACCTTACCAGTTGCATCAATAGAGAAAGTTAGGTTAACAGCATCAGCATCAATAGTATCTCCTTTAATAAAGGTAGAATCAGAATAGATTTCTTCAATCTTAATAGTGTAATCAGATGCTGCGAATGGTTTCCAAGAAGCAAATTGATTTAAAGTACCACCGCCATAAGAAGTATTAGCAAGATCTACTATAAAAATACCTGAAGGTGATGTATATGCCCAGTTTACGTTACCATCAGTTGTTGTACCACCACTATGAACAGGTGCAATAGTACCAGATGTAGCAGTAGATGATGCAGTATACCACTTTTTATCGTTATAAACGATGTCACCAGTAGTATATGGGTTATTAGTTACCCATTGTGGATATGTACTTTCTTCTACAAAACTCTGAGGCAACTCGTTTACGTCATTAGCAGTTGATTTCAGTAGTTTTGTTGTATCAAAGTTACCAATAATCTTACCAATCTTGACATTATTTACTCCAACATCAACTATTACACCATATGCACTAATTACATCAGATCCACCAATAACAGAATACTGTTGTAATGTAGAACCTTTAGTAAATGTTGCATTCTGATTGAATGTAATTGTCTTAACAAGGTCAATTGATGAATATACTGCATCTCTAAAGTAGAACTTAGGTATAACAGTAGTTGTAAGAAGTAATTTCTTACCACCTGGTGTTGGGATAGTTGCAGTTCTATTTGCAAATGATTCATCAGTAGATGAGAATGTTAATGAACCTGGTACGTGGTTTGCAACAACATCACCATAATCAAGGATTTGAATACCAGCAGGACCTATTGCCCAAGGACTAATAGTGGTAGATTGGGTATTAAACGTATAACTGCTATTGGAGGCGACGGATAAGGTATGCCCTGTCTCTACAGTGTTTAGGTTAAAGGAACCAAGTTTTGTTTTATCTTTATCAATTTTATAGACAAATGCTTGAGTTGTAGTATTTGTACCAGTTACTAGAGCTGGTGTATATGCTTCAATTCTTGTAGCAGTTTGTGATACAGAAACGTTATCAATCCATCCTATCCAACTATCAGAAGAACTTGGAGTACCTTTAGGTCCGATAGTTACATCTTTTAGATTAACATCAACTGTTGTACTTGTGTTGTTTATTGCTTCAACACCATTAACATATACTCTATAAACGTAATTACCAACTCCAACACGTTCTTTACTAAATGCAACGTGTACAAATGCTTCAGCATTAAAAGGTGTTACGTAAGTAGTAGCAGTTGAGTATATTGTTGCTCCACCAAGAACTAAGAATACCTTACCAGCATTAGCACCAGAAGAAGCATCAAGACCAACCTTAACTTCATTAGCAACGTTGTCTGTTATAGTGTATAAATGTGGTGTTGTATTATTTGCTGCATACTGTGTAGTACCTAATGCCCAGAAACCTTCAACAGTCCAAGATGTTGCAACATCAGCACCATATTGTAATACCAAGGAGTTTGGAGCATCTAACTTAATAGCAGATGTGCCATCATACTTTTTAGTTTGATCTATTACAGCATTACCAGTTGCATACCACGCTTTGTTAGAAGCAGTGGTAAGAGTGTCATTATATGTCTCATCAAATAAATTATCAGCAGTATTCCAGTTAAATATTGCTAGTTGTACAGATTCTACTTTATTACCAGCAACAAGTGTATCACCTGAGTTATCACTAGAAACTACAACTGCGTCATATCCAATACCATTTGTTTCAGATACAGTGGCAGAATTAAGGATGTTTCCTGTATTCCAAGATATTTTACTGGTTACAGATTCTACATTATTGAAATCTCTTTCAACTGAACAAGAAAGATCTATATTACCAAATACGTCAAATTTAACACCACCATTCTTACAACTCGTATAAGTTCCAGAAGGAACGAACATTTTACTAAGGACTGAGGAAGTATATACATCATTATCAAATTTAACGTAAATAACACCATAGTTTTTACCATTAGTGTCAACAGCAGTAGCAGTTACATAAACTGATCCATATTCGTCGATAGACATTTTTGGATCTGTAAACTTGTAACTACTGTTGGTTATAATTTTACTCCACTGAACCTCAATGGTAACTCCATCATAGAATGTTTCACCAAGGATAATATCACTAGCTCCAGCTGGATCACTAATACCACAGAATAAGAATGTATCATTTGCCTTCCAAAGTAATTGATGTAGATGCTCATTACTTGTTGAAGAAGCAATCTTACGTTTTTCCATTACTGATCCATCTAAATCAAGTAATGCAACCCACATATCATCAGGACTGAGTGAGTTTGAATCAGTGTAACCACCGATCATAACTCTACCAAGTTGATCTAAATGTATACTTGTAGCATAATCTCTACGTGTAGTACCAGATATACCAGCAATATCACGTTGCCATTGAACAATACCATCAGGATTATTAGCATTATCAAAACCTGACTGATATTTGATAACAACTACATCAGGGTTATATACAAGACTTGTTGTGTTTGGAGATAATTCACCAATAACGTAGATGTTATGTGGATTTGAGTTCTCAACATATACTGACTTGAAACTAAGGTTCTTAGTTCCTGTTGCTGGTAATGATGGAACTAAAGCACGTTTCCAAAGAAGACGACCATCACTATTAAACTTAGCAAGCATACCAGATGTATCACCACCAGGTACAGCACTATCTCCACAGACATAGAATGTACGATCATCTGCTACTTGAATATCATTAATAGAAACAACTCCTGCTGCTTCTTTTAAGAATGCTAAGAAATATGATGCTTTCTTATATCTTTGTGGATGTGATACTCTAATCTGTGGAGGATTTGCTGTTGAGTATCCTGAACCAGAGTTGACAATATTAGCTCTATTAACAGCACCAGCATCTGTTCTATTCAAAGTAAGCTGGAAATCTTGACCTTGAGAAGATATTAGTTCGTATGTTGGTGGAAGATCATCAGAATAACCTAAACCTGTCTGAGTTATGGTAACATTTTCAACACCAGGTATAACTTTAACTTTATATGTTTTATTTGTAGAATCTAATATTGGAGTTTCATCAACAATAATCTCATCACCAGTACGCAATTCGTGCTCAGTTGCAGTGGTAATACGACCATAAGGAAGATCGTTCATCATATAAGAACTATATCCTTGTATTGAAAGACCAGCAACAGCACTTACTTTAGCAGAAGCACCAAATCCTTCTGTGTCTGTATTATCAAAGAATAATTTATCACTAACTTTATAAGAGATACCTGGATTTTCAATAACAAATCCATCTATTTGAGCATCTTCAAATTTAGTAGTAGTTTCAATATCAATATCAACTTCAGATCTTGTAGATACTTTAGGGTAGTAATCAAATAATTGTAATACAGGTTCTTCTGCAATAGTAAAAGGTGTAGTAGATTCTAAGTTATTGATGACACCATCACGGTTAGTATCTTCGATTTCAAAGATTAACTCAAGACCATTTTCAGTTACAAGTATATCAGTATCTTGGTTTGGTTGACGGTCAATATCAATGTCAACATTCTCATAAGGATCTCTAAATCTAACAACATCTGACGGAATATTTGTTTGAACAGCATTCTGACTGTAGTTCCACTCATCTGGTTGTGAATATAATGAAGAACCGCATATGTATGGGAACACAGGATTACCAGCGTCTGATGCGTCAATAGCAATAAAGTATGCGTACACACCTTCAGGATATTGAGGTGTTTTACAAAAACGCCCATTATACTGATCTAAGTCACCTTCTTGGAAAGCATATTCATAGTCTTCAATAAATGATCCTGCTGGATATTCTGTTAGTAGAGGACCATCTACTCTAATTGGATTGGGGTTGGTTGCACTGTCAAAAAGAAGTATTGGTTTAATTTTATATGAAGATCTAATACGACGTACACCAGATGATTGGTTTGTAGCGTCAATGTATCCATAAGGACCGTATATTGGGTTTCCATCAAATGCCCACCCTAAAATAGGAGAATGTAAAAATCCTGTTGATAATTCTTGTAATAACTGAGTTGACTGATTCTTAAATACATTATCACCTAGAACGTATCTTAATTGCTTTGGATCTGATACGTGTGCATACTCACCACCATATTGAGTGTTATATCCTGCAAATACGTAACCACGTGCTGAATCAAAGTTTGCTCCAAGTTCTTGTTGAAGATTACGAGTCCATTCAAAGACATTAGCAGTAAATGTTCCAAATCCACCAACTGCATCAAGACGAATAACTGTACTTCCTGTTGTATATCCAATACCTCTGTTTACAACAGTAACACCAATAACCTTTCCTCTATCTTCTCCAACACTACCTATTGTTGCTCTTGCCACAGCACCATATCCATCTCCATTAATTACAATCTCTGGAGCAGTTGTATATCCATCACCAGCAGCAATAATAGCAATAGAGACGATTCTACCATTAATAATGATTGGTTGTGCTACAGCACCTTCACCTGAGTTTAACTTAATTGTAGGAGATGAAGTATATGCAGATCCAGAAGATGATATTGATACTGATTGAATTGGACCACGAACTTGTGCAGTAGCAGTAGCACCTGATCCACCACCACCTGATATAGAAACATCAGGTTGCGATGTATATCCTTGACCTGGTGATTCAACAAGAACTCTTGATACAACGCCATTTGTTATAACAGCAGTCGCAGTAGCACCAAATCCACCTCCACCAACAATAGAAACTAGAGGAGATGATGTATAACCAGTACCACCACTACTTACTTCAATTTCACTTAAAGCACCGTTTACAATAACACTTGCAGCAGCACCAGTACCGCCACCACCAGTAATTTCTATAATAGGAGGATTTGCAGCATCATATCCTGAACCAGAAGATACAATAGTAATTCCTGTAACACCACCAAACTTAATCTTAGATTCTGACTTATAAGACCAAGCAGATACACCATTTACCCAAGCACCAATTGGACCGAATGATGTTTCATCACGTTTTGATACAGTTTCTATGACACGTGGTATACGTACAAGTTTACGTTGGTTTCCTGGTAACAGTGCTGATCCAACAAACGGACCTACTTCGTAGTTTGGTATACCAGATGATGCAATATAAGCATACTGTGTATTGAAGAATGTGTTCTGTACGTTTGTTGTAAAGTCTTTGATAGCAACACTTATACCCTCTTCTGTAGATTTTCCTTTATTCAAGTCAACAGATAATAAAATATTACCTTGAGGAGAAGCATCAGATGGAGCTGGGATAGCGTATTCAAATACTGTTTGACTGATACGTGATGTAACGATGAATGTACCGTTATAGACTGTTGGGTTTGCACCGTAGATTGTTACAGAGTCACCAACAAGAAGACCGTGATTATTTGAACAAGTAACAGTAGCAGTCTGATTATTAAGTCCACCTGGTGTAATTCCAGTGACACTAATGAGTTTTTTAACATTATACAACCAAGAAGTAATTCTTTGATCGATAGATGTAGATCCTAGAGATGCAACGTTTAGTTTGTCACCTGGTAAGTAATATGAACCAGTGTCATTCAATACAGTAGATTTTGCGTCTGCAATACCTAAAACACGTAATTTGATCTCATTTGACGCACCTAGGTTAACATATACAAAGATATCTGAGTAAATTGTAGTACCAGCATCCCAATCTTCTACCACTCCGTTCTTAGAACGTGTACATTCTATAAACTGGTTGAGTGTTTTTTCCTTATATTGCACTACTTCGCTATCATTGATGCGGATTGTACCGTTTCTTTCTGGCCAACCAATAGTAGAGTCAACTGTAATAATTGATTCAGTAGTAGATAATGGTTCAACAAGCGTAGTTCTATACGGTATTGTGAACCTTCCTAGTAGTGTTTCTTCAGATATTGCTAATTCGTAGACAGTACCAACACCAGTGTTGATTGCAATTACGTTTTCGATCAATGCTACAGCTGATTGTACTGATGAATCAACAGGATCAATATACTGCACAAGTTGTGAATCCTGTAGATCTTCTGGAGACCCACTGATTAAATCAGCACGAAGTACGGTATCTACGTTCCAAGTTGCAGCAGATGGTTTGATAACCTCATCTTTTGGATAAGAAACATCAACATTTTCAGAGTACAGCATCTTGAAAAGATACTGAGTTGATATCTTAGTACCTTTTGATGCGTAGAAATCACTAATAGTTTTAATTATTTGCGGAGCATTGACTGTTTCATAGTTAATCTCAGCATTTGGTAGATATTGATTTACGTAACGTTTATATAATTCTTTAGCAAATAAGGTATCTAAATTTGCAATCGCAGCAGCAGGAGCGTGTGAAGACTGTATAGTATCTGCTTCTTTAGAGTATACCTGGTTTCCTTTTTGGTCATAACTGGTTACAGCAGAAACACCACGCTTACAATTAATAAATGCAGACGGTTGATACTCTTTTCCTTTACTGTGAATAGTGAAACCTGTAACTTCACCAAAACCAACGTCACAAGACGCTTCTGGAGCAGGAGGAGCAGCAATAAAAACTTGAGGAGGTTCTGTATCTGAATATCCAGTTCCAAAACTGGTTATGTTGATATCAGTAATTTCTCCGTTGAATATGGTTGCAACCGCAGTTGCTCCTGTACCACCTATAGGTTCGTTTGCAACATCCTTTCTATTATCAACAATATAAACAGAAGGAGCATCAGTATATCCCTTACCGCCAGTCAATAACTCAATATTGGTAACTCTTCCACCAGTTACACTAACATCAAGTATCTGAGCACCAACAGGATCTATAATACGTGCTCTAGGAACGCTAGTGTAACCTTGTCCTCCTGAAACTACAGTAACACCGTTTACCATACCATCAGAGTCGATTGTAGCAACACAGTTAGCAACAATAGCATTTTCACCAGTAGGAGGATCCAAATACACTAATGGAGGTGATGAATATCCTGAACCTTTAGCAATAACAGTAAATGAATCTGCTTTGATGCTTGTATCGTTTAACAATGGAGAACTTACTTGTGCACCACCTGGATTGATAAATTTGATTGAAGGAATACGATCATATCCACTTCCTGAACTGTCAACTATTAATTGTGATACACCTTCAATAGTATCGTCAACTATTGCTCTAATAGTAGCAGTTGTACCTTCTGGATCAGCAGGAGAGTCTACAACAACTGTAGGGGGGTTGTTTGCAGAGTATCCTTGTCCAGAGAATAGTAATGTAGTCTCTTTGATACCATTTACAAGTGCTTCCGCAGTTGCACCACTTCCTGTACCAAGACTTGAGGCAATACTGACTCTAGGAGAAAAACTTAACCTATATCCGCTACCACCATTTTTTACGATTACTGAATTTACTTCATCTCCGACAATTTGTGATATGGCACTCGCACCCGAACCAAACTGAGGTGCAATCAATTCTATAGAACGTACAACTATAGAAGCACCTTCTGGAACATTTGTTTTAAATATTAACTTATCTTCAAATACAGTATATTGCTCAAATGGACGTTTTTCAACCTTATCTACAACTACAACAGTAGAAACAGTAGATAGAGGTGAATAACTTACTCCACCTTCAAGAAGGTGAAATTCTTTACCAGTATTTGCTACAGTAATCGTATCTAGTGTCTTGATCGGTATACTTGTGTAACCAATTAGGTATCGAACTGTATTGATAGCACCTGTAAGTTCTCCTGTAGGGGCAACAGGAGGCGTTACAAGGCGAAGTTTATCTCCTTCTACAAAATAGTCTATATTAGGGAATAAGAACTCATTATTGACGACTACAAGTAAATATTGTGAACTTTGAGGTGAAACTGGATCCCCAAGTAACCTTAATTCAAATTCTGTCTTTACTCCATCAAATTGGCTTGATATAGGTTCAAATTCTTGTATCTTTCTATCAAATTCTTGTTTATTAACACCTGGTGTGAAAATAATGTCTGGTGAGTGAGTTACGCTCTCATAAAATACGACTTCATTGTCAATTTGTATAGTTCCGTCTTTTTCTAAGAAATAATTAACATTTTCTGCTACAATTTTCTTCTGAGTCGGATCAACTGCTTCTAAAACAGCAGATTTTGACGATAAGAAGTTTGGATCGAATTCTCCAGACCCAATATCTGCATAACGCAGAATATTCCCAAGAATATCGTAGGGTTTACCCGATTTTTCTTGAGATTTGTAATATTGCTCTAAAAAGGCAACAAATTGTTTGTTATCTTCTTTTATAAACTCAGGAATTTGATCCTGAATTCTATGTGAGACTGTTACTGCCTTCATCTACTTTATGACCTAGAAGCAAGAGTTAAACTCTGGGAGTTCGTATACTGTAGTTGGATAATCAATAATATTTATCGGAGTTCCATCGAAGTTAATTGCAGTAAAGTCGAATGGGTCAAAAGTAGGAACGTTTGTTCCGTCTATAGTGTAATCGATAGTTTGTACTGTAGGATTGAAAATGGTTGGATCCAAACCAGTTCCAATATTAATATTTCCAGAAGCAGGAATGATAGAAACTGGAATTCTAGTAGTACCATCAGGTGTACTATGAACGTCAACAGGTCCAATACATACCTGTCCGTTTTTATAATCGACAGTTCCAACATCCTTTTTCAATGTAACCTCAGTTTCATCAACTTTAGTTACCATAATAAGTTTTCCGTAACCATCGTCACGAATATTTACTGGCAATAGTGAAGATGTGTCGTTTTGTATCAAAGATGACGATGCAATGGAAGTTGCATTGACACCACCCGCTATTGCTAATAACGCTTCAGTGTAACCAGTAGCATAGAATGTACCAGTCTTCACTGTAGAGTATCTAGGTGTACAAGAACCATCAGATCCATTAGTACCTGAACCACCTGAACTACTGCCAGATAGGTCATTAGGATTAGATATTTCGTTATTGAAATCCACACATTTGGAGAATGTTGATCCAAATGCAAATCCTTCAATATTCATACCAAGTGACATATGTGTCACGTTACCACTGATCGAAGGATCAGAGGAATCTATCATTGATTGATATGCACTTTGGTCAATACGTCCATTAAATCTTGTTGACTCTGCTTGACTATTGTATTGATCGATAGCCCCCAGAACTTTAGACGCAACCTCATTATTTGAGAGTACAGTTTTATTACCATCAAAGAACGCCCAAGTTTTAGGTCTAATGTAGAGTGTAATGGGATCGACAATAACAGGCTCGATTGCTGCAATGGAATATTTAAGTAAATCAGTCTTGATTCTCTTTTTCGTTGTTGTGTTAAGTAATGCTCCACTTTGTGTCCTAATTGAAATGTATACCTTACCATAAACAGGTGGTTGTAATCTTTCCCCACCATATACAGTAACTGATCTAGCAGCAGGATAGACTTTTTTAGTAATGTATTCGTAGTCTGACTCTGTAACTGCTCTGTTTTGACTGTTAAATGCCCTTGGAGCATTGAATTTAATACTTAAGGTAGTTTCTATGTCCTCACCATCTTGGGCACCATCAACAGTCACTAAGGATATATTTGCTGCTGGTACAAATCTACCCTCAGAATCCATACATCTACCTATAAAGGTAAATTTCTTACATCCGTTAGCAGCAGTACCTTCAGTTTTAACATATTCTAGTTTAATAACCTCACCAGATATTAGTTGACGACAGATAACACCATCACCAAAGACAACACTATAACGCATATCATCTCCTTCTTCAAGGAAAAATCCACGAGTAGAACCATCAACATCTACAATATTCTGTACAAGGTTATACGTATCAATCTCTTCTGACTGTGCGTTGGGTGAAATTGATACTTTTAGTAGATCCGTGTCAATCTGATCCGCAGGAACTAGATAATTTCTCTTTTTAACATCATTAACAACGTATTCATATGTAAGTAAGTTACCTTGATAAATGACAACTTTAGCAAAAGTAGCAACACCTGAAGACTGATCTACCGTTGCAACCAAATCAGATGGTAATGTAAATGTATATCCACTACCATTAGTGCTGGAAATAAACACATCACCCTTTTTCAAAGTCACATTTGCGGGATATGTTGAACCAGAACCCACAGTTCCAGTCTGTACACTAAATGCTATACAAGCTTTCGGTGCTTTTATTGATCTTGGCGTATAATTTAACTGTTTTGCAATCTTAACTACATTATCTCTAATTGTTGCAGACTCAAGAAACGCCTCATTCATCGCCATATTAGCGTTGAAAGAAGCATAGTATGTGTTATATGATAAAACGTCGAGTAAGTATGATGCAGCAGATCCATCAAAATCATAGTCTGTGAACTCATCTCGTGTTCGCAGGTACGATCTGATAGACTCACGTATCTCTGTAAAGTCTAGTGATGTTAAATTTGACGGAATTGCTGCCATTTTAAGTACGTTCCAATAGGAAATCTACAGTTTGAGTGATTCTCTCACCAATAATTACATACTCAACTTCAACTTCTAAGTTATTATCTTCATCAATATTAGCATTGACTGCTCCCACGGTTACTCGTGGTTCAAGTCTACCAATAGTATTGATAATTTCTTCCTTAAGTTCTTCTAACATAAAAATGTCAAAGCTTTCAAATAACATTTGACGTAATCGAGAACCCTTTTCTGGTTGAAAAGGTCTCTCTCCAAACCCTGTCATAACAAGGTTTTTCATAGATTGTTTAATAGCGTTTTCATTTTTAACTACAGAAAAATCTTCAGTATTAGGATTTGCCTTCATAGACATACTGAAATCACGAAATTGACGTGATAAATTTCTTTCTGCTTTAAAACGATATGCCATTACTTTTTAGAGTCTTCCTTTTTAGACTTAAGTTCTTCACGTCTCTTTAAGTATTTATCATACCTAGGGTCGGTTATCAGAACATTTTTCTTGAGAAATTCTTCTGAACAATCAGCTGTTAACATAAGATATACTCACTGTAACTATATTTAGACGCAAAAATCTTACCCTGCCAATACAGTGGGTGATCCATACGATACTCTACTGCTACAAGGATACCCACCATATCCAGCAGGAGCACCAAGTTTATCAGTTACTCTTCCGATTGGAAGCTTAAATGCAAATACAGTTTTAGTTGTTGCGAATAATATACGTGGATGACCAATACCTCCTTGGTCTTCTACAGTCAACAAACTACAAACTATCGGTGTAGGTATAATACACGTTGCTTTTCCACACGGGCACAGGTAATTAATTATATTTGTCGTGGGTGACATATGGGGTGTGAACGTATCACCCATAATCATAATAGGTATCCTATTTACCTGTACCAATGCTCTAGCAGGATTCAGAGCAGATAGAGGTACCAAAGGCATAGGTGGCCACTTACAAGTTTTATTTTTTACCTTGATTGATAATAATATAGGAGGAGAATTACACGCTTGAGTACTATGAATGGTACTAGGAATTGGCCAACCGTGTCCTGAGTCAGGAAGCCCGTTATGATTCGCTACTGGTAATACCTTAAATCCCATTTAGTCTTCGTGTTCGTCCCACGGATCTTTTAATTTCTTCGCTGGTTCACCAAATGCAGTCACTAGACCCCATATGGTAAGTATAACAAGGAACATCAAGACAAGAACTGCCATTGCTGCTGCTGGAGGTAGTCCTGCATACTCTCCGTGAGGAATAATAGTATGAGAACATTCAGTCCAAGTACCAGGTAAGTGATACACTGGAGGACAAGATAAAAATAAATTAGTAACCATTGACATCATCAGTTAAGTCGCATTCTTCAAAATAAGGATTCCCATATCGGTTTAGTGAATCATCTAGGAGTCTAGCAGATCCAGTTAGGTTATTAACCCAGTGCATCTTACCAGTTATTGGTCCTAACTCTATGTAGGGATTGAACTCTGATGTCTTTCCTGTGTCAAATGCTACCGTAGAGTGCACAATGTTCTGCAATGCAGCACATTCACCATATGAATTTAAGGTACTACTCTGTACCCACGTAGATGGATCTGAGAAAGGTTGTCCTGTACAGATATCATCACTTGCCAAACCATTACCATTAGCATCGTATCCACTGTATACATCCAAAACACCATCGGCAATAAAGTTATGCCAGCACGGATTTGGAAACTTACCATTTGTACACGTAGCAAATTGTATTGTGTTGTAGGTGTGCGTGTACGTATCATTCGGAGGACTCAACATCGTGTCTGTAATCTCCACTGTACCAGTTCCATAACTGTTGTAGTTCCCAGGTCCAACCCACGTAGCTAACTTCTCTAGTTCTGTTCCTACAAAGTCAAACGTATTCTCATCACCCGCTTCAGGAGCAAAACTAAATGTACCATTACCAGCAGAGAAACAACGTCCTTTGACGTTAGTACCACGTGTACAAGCGTGTGATCTATTATTAGGACCTGCTGGTCTTGGTCTTGTTTCGGTTGGTTTTGGTAGTGACTCTAACCAATCAAGGAATTTTTGGTTAATTACTTCACCTTTTTTTGATACATCACCTTCTATGTGCATTGATACAGTGACCACAGCACTCTCTTCCTGACTCGCACAGTATTTGTATGGCATATAACCATATGTTTTTAGGGTTCCTGCTTGATCGTATGCAACATAAGGACAAGGAATATCAAAAAATCTACGAGCTTGATACAGATTTGCTTGCATTACCTCTTCACAGTCACCTCCTTGAAGACCAAATTGCCCATTTGAGTAATTACTTTCAATCTGAGCAGCATCTGCTTGAGAATTAACGACTGCACGAGATAAAAAGTCATCATTTTGCTCCCATCTAGGGTCTCCATAACGTTTAATATCAGATCCAAACTCAGATGGATCCATATATGTACCTAAATTCATCCAATCCTTACCAATATCAGGACTAAAACAAGCTATTGGCAACTGATCACCACAAAACTTGGTTTTTTCTTCAGCATTTATGTCATTCATCGTAATGTAACCATAATATCCTTCATCTTTAGTAGACCCACTGAAGTTGAAATCGTTCTCTTTTAGAGTTGTTTTTAATGTTTTACTAGCTTCTGACATCACATCTGATATTTCTGTATTGTTATTAGCAGAAGCCTCTTCTGTTTTTATCGATATTTCATCAGTACCTGAACCCCCACCAAAGAAAACTACTTCATCTTCTTGCATTTTACGTTGCACAACATCTATTTGTACCTTTTCACCTGGTCTATATCCTGATCCAGGATCAATAATTGTTACTGCTGCTACACTTCCTAGAGCATCTAACACTATATTTGCCCTTGCTTGCTTTACAGTACCGCTATATCCCGCATCAGATGTAAATTGACTCTTTTCCATTGCTTTAACTGCCTTATGTGTTGCTTGGCCAGGTCCTGCTATTCCATCTTCAGACTGATGATTCACCTGATGCTGTGTAGTATAACTGTCAGTAAAGGTCTCATTGGTTCCTGGAGCTGTATCTAAGAAACCTTCTATACGCATTACCTCTGGAATTGATATGTTTATGATAGGATCTACGTAATCTTTACCAGAGTTTATAATTTCTATAGAACCAATACCACCTTGATCATTAACAGTTGCCTCTAGAATAGCAAGATCTAAGTTTCTACCTGGTATAAGTGCTTCATTATCAACTTCTATCTTTACATATGCCAATTTTTTAGGAAATTCGTAAACACCAAAGAACGCTGCTTTGTCTACAATACCATATCCAGCAAGAATTTCTGCTACTCCACCATTATTAGAGGTAAATACACCTTGATATGTGAACGCACTACCTTTTACACCGTTAGTTGGTTGCAATCTTATATAACCACACTTCAATTCATCACCAAAGTACCTTACACTTTGACATTTCCATCCATTTATTGTTTCTCCTACAGCAAAGAACCCAGTATTAGAGGTATATCTGAAGAATACCATAAAATCATCAGTACCTACAGTCCAAAATGACTCTGCCATACCTGATCCAGGTGGTGCATCTACTACAAGACGTGTTTTCTTGGTTTGCCAAGCATCTTGACGCATCTCATAATAATAAGAATGGTATAATGTATGTGGATCGTGAGGGCAATCAGCAGTTGATGGGTTACAAGGAGCATCAGTTGTAATTAAATTAATACCATATATCGGTCCTGAGAACGGAAATGACGTATCATACAGATAATAGACAAATTGACCCTCAAAAGCATCGTGAAACCCTAAAAATTTGGGTAAACACGCCTTTACAGCACCATTTTTACCATAAAACCACTCAAAATTAGCTTTATCATCCAATAAATCGACATTATCGGGGTTTCCCCACCCTAAAGTGGATGCAGGAGGTGATTGTTGGTTGTATTGTTCCTCTCCATAACCAGAAGCTGAGTCCCAGTCGTACCATCCTGCCCTAGAAACCTCTCCAGTGTTGATAGGTTTACCAGTTTCTATAACTTGCTTCTTCCTTCTAGGTGCTTTTGATCCAAATACGTATCCATATATACCAATATATTGATACTGTTGCTCTAGAGGATTTGTCGAGTCGGGCACTCCCGCCACCCCTATTTGCAAATTAGATTCATTAGCAGGATCTGTAGTGTAAAAATCATCAGTACCTCTTGGATCACCAGTAGCTCTATAGTGATAAAGAGGAAGCATATTCTCACCAGAATTTAAAACACTCCCATTTGAGTGATTAACAGGGTCTGTAGCATTTGACCAGATATATCCTAATAGTGCTACAGCACCACTAGAAGAACTAGAGAAATAAGAATTAAAGTTTGAAGAATCATAATGCAAATATACAGCAGTTGTATTAGTTAGGTTTTCTCTTTGTAGGTAGAATACCTGTCTACCACTACGAGGTTCTTTATTATATCTTCTTGGGTTAAGGGGAAGATTATCAGGTAATTCTTGATCATAGTAATATACGTGATCCAGTCTTCTTCCAGAATAGAATCTATATGTCTCTCTTCTCTCTGAGTCGCAGTTTGCTACACACGTTTCACTTTGTGTTCCAATATAATAGACTTCATCTTTACCAAACGCTAGTGAGCCAGGTCCAGAACCATCTACCCTGATCTGATATGCGTTATTCGTCATATTAGGGTCAGTGATGTTCCCAAAGGAGGGATGATCTGCTGATGTGTATGTTCTCTGGAAGTCGTATGAGTCTATAGGGTTCTCATAACTACGACCAGACTCAATCAGGTACGCTGGCACTATTCTTAACTATCTCTTCAAGTTTATTTATCCTGTAAAACAAAGCGTCAAATACCTCTACTAAGTTACTATACTCAAGTTCACCAGGTATCTTGTATTTGTACATATTTGCTCCACGTGCTAGTAGGTTCTCGTGGTTCCTTACTTCTGTTGCTAGATTCTTAATAGACTCTGCTATGACTAGAATTCTCCACTCATCTTCCTCTTCTTTAGTTTTAAACTCAGGTATGTCGTTGGCATTCATTAGAAATAATTTAGATTGAGGACTACTCTATTATGAGAGTTTGTACAAGATGTACCGCTATGAGGTGTACTACAAGGAAACGTAACTAAACGGTTCTCTCTAGACTCTACCTCTTCTCCAGTACCAAAGAACGTATAACCATCAGTTTCATTTAGATAGAATATACCAGTAGTAGCACCGCTATATTCATTTTCTCCATAGTTACCGACATCAGTATGAAGTTCATACTTTACCAGTTCTTCAGTACGAAAGTTTAGATTCGCTTTAATTCTTATTATAGCACGAGGTTTAATAGTATTCAATAAAGGCAATACAGCGTCATAGGCACTACTCGTAGGCATACCATTCTCGTATAACGTGTTAGTTAGTTGCCAGTTATCTAATTCATTCTCCCTTAGTTCATCATATACCATACTCGCCACGTGAAATACTTTAGTCGAGACATACCAAGGAATATCCCCAGATAGCATATAGTCACGTAAGTTACAGAAGTCTTCTCCTTCCATAAAGTTATCGTATATTTGTACTTTAGGTGTAAACTTTAATAATTCCATAGAGTCGGGACGACGTTCGGGGCACACGGTTATATAGGGTTTACTGCCCTATTCTATAAATCCATCTGCATCTAATTTCTCTTGTAAACCTTTCCATAACTTCTGTACTTTAAGTAGTGGAGCACCTCCACATACTTCTGCCTTGTATATAAGACACCACTGAGCAGAGTTGCATATAAGCTGCCTCTCTTCCTCTGTAAGGGTGATGTTATATGTCCGAGGTGTATTGTTCTGTTGTTCTGGCATAGAAGTCTACAGCACCTTGGAAGTAACTAAGTACACGCTCAATCTCTTTACTGTCTCCATTAGCACTACGATAACTCATAATAGCATCATAGCACAATTTCTGCTCTGATAGGGTAAGTTTCATCTAGACCTGTCTATTGTGATTGTATCACCATCTATACCGAACTCTATCTCATCTCCTTCCATTAGGTCTGCTTCTGCTATTAACCAGTCTGGAATCTTGACAAAGTGTTCGCCAGTTTCTTCATCTTCTAAGATGGTGGCGATGTTTCTACGCATTCTTTCTGATAACATATAGTGTCGAAGGTATATAGGATTCTACAGCTTCTATACGTGATATGTCAAATGCCTTATGATGTAATATGTAACCATCCCCAATATATGCAGCACAATGATTCATACGTTTATCAAATTTCATCAGTAAGAGGTCGTAAATCTGTAGATCGTTTATATCGAACACTTCACCCATAGATGATGTTTTTATCACAGACCATCCTTCATCCTCCCACAAGTCCTTAAGGAACTCTCTTGCAGTAAATGAGTAATCTTTATCACAGGTATGATATCCCTTAGAAATACCGAACTCATATAGGAGGGTGAAGCAACCTCCACCCTTAGATTGAGACCACTCTCTACCGAGCCAATCAGAGTACTCCGCTTCTTTTTGTAATCGAACCTTTTTAGTCATTTTTTTCTGGGACCTTTTTTTTGTATATGGGGTACCTTAAAAGTCGTTTTCAATAATATATGCCGTCCTATACTGTTGTAGGTTAACTCAAAGTCAAAATTATATATCGCAAAATGTTACTTAGTGTCCCCTATTCCTATCTCATAAAGTAAACCTTCGAGTACGTAATAATCTGCTAGTTGTTTATACTTAGTGAGGTTAATCTGATCAGTATCTAACAAGAACTGTAGCAACTCTATTTGTTCATTAGGGGGTAAGGATTGCTCCTCTATTAGTTCATAATAACATTGTAACTTTTCAGTCAGGGTAATACTTTTGTCTCTGTAATCCTCCGATAGTTGTTGATACTTAGTAGGCATAAGTTAGTCTCTAGTTAGTGTTACTTATCCCTGTGTTATTACTATTGTACAGTATAAAGAAATAAGTGTCAAGTCCCTCT